ATTCTTCCTCCTGAGTGTAGATTTCGTTGAGTATGGCGATGATTTCCTGTTTTTTGAGTCCCTTGGCGCGCGCCGCCGAAATGGCGTCCGAAATTTCGGAAACCGCCGTATCGTGTACCGTGTCGCTCTTGAAAGCCTTTTCGCTGACGAAGCTTCCCTTTCCGGGCACGGTATAGATAGCGCCGTAGGATTCAAGGTCGGAGAATGCCTTTTTTACCGTGTTTATGTTCACACCGGCGTCGGCGGCAATAGACCGTATAGACGGCAGCTGTGAGTGCGGAGCGAACGAGCCGATAAGTATAAGCGTCAGTAATTGGTTCCTTATCTGCTCGTATGCCGGCACGCGGCTCTGCTTGTCGATTAAGACCACAGCGATTCTCCTTTCTTCGTGATTCGTGTGCACCGTTTGCACAAAATAAGAATAGGTGTGCTATCTGTCATAGCACACCTATATCATAGCACGAAAAATCCCGTTGTCAACACTTTTTTCAAAAAATTTTAAGACAGCGGAAAAACTGCGATTTAAAGCCGGAAATATAAAAAAACGCCGAATGCAGGATATCAGACAGGCAATCAAAAGAAAGTCGTCCGACAGGCAAGCATTCGGCAATGACAATATATCACGGAACAAAAATTGTGTCAATACTTTTTGTATTATCGGTCAGAATTTAAAAGCTTTCAAGTTGATATTTTATATTCAATAAACATAAAAAGAAACGGCTGTCTCGAAGACCAGAGCTTCGGGCAATGCCCTACAATCTCTTACCGATTCCACTATCAGTATATCGGGTCTGCTTGAAATTGTCAAGGATGTACATTCTTAGATTTTGCCCAAAGATGTAATCGCGTTTATGAATACCGAAACGGCCGGACACAGAGCACCATTACGAAAACCTACAGGAGTTAATCAAGACTGCAATACTGTATGAATGCAAAAAAGCCACCGGCTTACTCCAGAAGGCTGGGCTACAATTGCCCAGTGTCCTGTTTCGCACCGATGGCTATATACATAGTATACGCGATTCCGATTCAAGTGTCAAGCAATTTGAAAATGCAACAAAGCGCCTGTAGGTTTACAATAGATGCGAGAGTGAATCGGGAGCATTGAAATAGAAATGAAAAAAGCCTTGAAACCGTTGATACACAACAACTTCAAGGCTTCTCTTTGGTGATCCATCGGAGATTCGAACTCCGGACACCTTGATTAAAAGTCAAATATGTAGTACATACATATAGCAAATTGCGGAGAAAAGCACAACATATAGTGGCTTGGATGTGCGCGACAGACGATAAATGCTAAACGGAAATCGGGCGTTACTACGGGATTACTACGGATTTTAAGATATCTTCGCCATTTCCTCATGGAGAGTTTTGTCTGATACAAGTGCATAGTATTTTAAGGTCGTGCTGTATTCTTCGTGACCAAGAATCATTTGTGTAGCTTCGGGTGATACACCGCTTTCTACCATCATTGTTGCACATGTTTTTCGGCAGCAATGGGGGGATAGACGCTTAACTCCTATCTCTTCAAGGCAGTCGTAATATTTTTTGCGCATGTAGCTCGAGCTGTATCCCTCGCCGTCATCACGGCATACTATTTTTTTACCTTGCTTTGCTACAAGTGCTTCTATATACGGCTTAATCACCGGCAGAACAGGAACATGACGATTCTCTCCAGCTTCGGTTTTTAGACCACCTATGAGCAGAGCTTGATCCGCGATGTAATCATCCGGAGTAAGGGCGAGTAGTTCAGAAATACGAAATCCCGTGTAAATCAGGATGAGAATGATATCGGCGTATGGGACATTAGCCTGTGCGGCAGCCTTTATCTTTTCCACTTCTTCAGCGGAAAATGGATGTATTTCGTTTTTCTTTTTCTTTGGGAGCTTAACGAATTTAGAATAGTCTTTGTAACAAATGTCTCTCTCCAACGCGAGCGCATAAAGACGCGAAAATGTGATTTTTATATACGAGAGCGAAGTGCCGCTTTGTGTGCTGTATGCATCAATGCATTTTTGCATGTCTTCCGTTCTCAGCTCGCGCATTTTTATGCTTTTTACATCTTCGGGAATCTTCTTCCATGCGGCGCTGTAGCAGTCCTTTGATTGCTTAGCCAGGTTCTTATATTCGGCACGGGAGAGCCACAATGTGTGCAAGTCATCGACGGTCATATTGATTTCAACTACCGGGTGTTCGAGGTAGTGAGCCAGAGCAGCTTTTGCCTCTTTGCTCGAGGCATAGTGCCCGAGGATTTCCTGCTTTTTAATCATCTTGCCTTGCTCGTCCAGGCTATAACTTGCCGGCAACGCGACGACCCAGGGACGCCGCTTGATATCCTTGCGTTTATATACGCTGCCTTCACCGTTTTCACGCTTTGCCATTAAAAAATCCGCTCCTTTTCACTTGTGTTTTGCCGGAGCGGATGATATAATAATTATATCAATCCACTCTATACGCATGGTGTGTGTTGATTCTCGAACCCTCGGTGTTCCAGCACCGGGGGTTCTTTTTTATCTTTTTTTATTAGAGCATAATTTGTCATTGGTATTAAAAGGTGGACAACCGGTTTTTGTGTTCAAACCGTCAATATGCATATTAAGACTGCTTTTTATTGTGTGCCACATGGGGTCGAGTATAAAGTCTATGCCTTCTCTTCTTGCATGTTTAGCAGCAGGAACAAAATCACTGTCACCTGCAATAAGTACAATTTGATCCACGAGACCCTTTTGTGCCAAAGATGCGATATCCAAACCGATTCGCATATCAACACCTTTCTGCTGAATCTCGAGCTGAAAGTCATCCTCTTTTAGATCATCTATCAAAATGTCCTTTCTGCAAAGTCTTTTTAGTACATCCGGCTTTAGTGCGTAACCGGCCGATGATTCCAACAGTTCTCCCATTCTCAATGCGACTTTGCGCTTGGTCGAGAGAGATTCCAAAAAAGCTTTAGACCACTTGTTCAGGTCGCTCTTTGCAAGATTGACCGAACGCTGAGTAAGGGGATGATAGACGGTTTTTTCGGAAGGCGGGCAATCATAATAGAAAATTCTATATAGTTCTCTGTACGTAGGTTCTGGCTTTCGAGTGTTCTCTTTTAAATGCCGATGACAGTACTCGACTAATTCATCAGCCCGTTCTTCAGGAGTTTTTTCACCAAATAAAAAATTTGCTTGTTTTCTATAAAATCCTCCATCAACCATTATTGCTGTTTTACCCATTTTTTCACTACCCTTTGTCAAAAAATAAAAAAGTTCCAGACATCGGCACTTCCCGTATGGTGGGAGGTCTACTATCTGGAACTATAATTTATACGTAATGGTAAATCCATTACCTATTCTATTATAGCCAGCTCCGACGGTTTTGTCAACAAAAAATACAATTTTTTTTTGTATAAATATTTTCCTTAAAGCGTCTCAGAACGCTTCAAATCGACTCAGGTTGTTTCTTAGAGATTATATATTCATTGGGTATGCATATTTTTAGCCTTTTTATCTGCACTTGCCCTTCACCTCACCGCGCTCAGAAAAGCAACTGCCTTTCCGAGTATGCGGACTTCATTCATCTCTTCTTTAGAGCATATCATGTCATCGTAGAGAGGATTCTCGGGTCTGAGAACGACTTTCGAAGGATATTTGTAAACTCTTTTTAATGTTGCTTCTTCGCCAATCAGAACGGCAGCTATCTCTCCGTCTTCTACATCGGGCTGTTCTCGTATGTATACGATATCACCATCAAATATACGAGCGTTTATCATACTGTCACCTTTGCAGCGAAGCGCGAAGTCTGCATTGAGGTCTTCGTCCGCATTGATGAGAGCTTCGATATTTTCAGTTGCCAAAATAGGTTCTCCACAAGCTATCGTTCCGAGCAGCGGAATCTTTTTCATCTTCGGGAGAGGGACGATGTTGTCGGGGACACCATATTCTACTTCGCCGGTAATAAATGTTAGAGGGCTTAACTTAAGAATCTTGCTGAGAAGCGCGATTTTATCTCGCTTCATGTTCTCAATTTCCCCGTGCTCCCACTTTCTCACTGTGCTTTTACCCACACCCACGTAATCTCCTACTTCTTCGAGGGTTAATCCGAGTTCTTGGCGACGAGCGTGCATTATATCTCCTATATTCATGTGTGTTCTCTCCTTTCGTACCCAATAATACCACAATGGTTTCTAAAAAGCAACACAAAACTTCAAAAAAATCTAAAAAAGTGTCTTTTAGGGGTTGACAACCGCTTGTACAAGTGTTAACATAATAGTGTCTTAAAAGACACGCAGCGACGAAAGGAGGTGCATATAATGAACGAAATGGAACTCAGGGGCGAAATGGTCAAGCATGGATTTACTATGGCTAAGCTGGCAGAGGCTATAGGAATAGGTAAAAAAGCCATGTGGAATAAGCTTACGGGAAAAAGTGATTTTAAACAGTCTGAGATTAAGAAAATCTGCTCTGTGCTTAATCTTGACAACGACCAAATAATAACAATTTTTTTTGCGTCGTGAGTGTCCTAAAAGACACAAAATCTGTGCGGCAATTGCGCAGGACCTAAGAAAGAAGCTGAAAAAAGAAAGAGAGGTGGGGAGAAAAACAAAAATTTTTATATTACAATCAATTAAAAGGAGGTGCTTATCCGTGTTTAAATACGGCTTTACTGATTTTGGTAAGACTGTCAAGAAGCGTCTGATAGACCTGGATAAATCGCAGGAGTGGCTCATATCGCAGATCAACCGGGACACAGGGCTCTTTGTAGACAGCAGCTACCTCAACCGGATTCTTACCGGACGCTGCAACAGCGAGAAGATCATCGCATCAATATCAAAAATACTCGACCTTTGAGGGTCGAAGAAAGGAGATGAGACTATGAATGATAGCAAAAAGCCGCACCCCAAATACGGGACGCGGCAGGCTAAGATTATTCCTGTGATATGGACGCGTGGTCTGGTAGGAACAGGTGAAGAGAACAACCCAGTGCGAATGCAGGAGTGCTTCTGGAAACTCGACGGAACATTGATAGCTAAAAAAGAAGCGAGGGATTATTGACTTTTCTTCGACTCTATTTGAAGTGCTTTATCTACGCTGAGCTCGGCATCGAAAAATGTAACAATAGCAGTAATAAATTCCTTTAAATCTTGAATGTCGTATTCCTCGTGATACTTCAAATAATGAGCTTCATCATTTCCTAACCACGCGGATCTACTTGCGAGAGTTTTTAGCTTATTACTTTCTATTTTGTTTTTTATTAATGTTCCAAGCGAAGTATCGAGAACCTTACTTTTTTCATCAGGCTCTTTATATATTAAGTAGTCCTTAATCAAATATTCGAGAGATTTCCTATACCCCAATCCGCATATGCGTAAAAGATTACTTCCTTCTGCCTCCAAGGCTTCATTATAGGTGGAGACAAAAAGAGGAGAGAGCTTATTGATTGCAGGCGAGAAATCGATGTTGCGGACTGTTTTCGGTACAGCACACAACAACTCGAAAAGACCATCGGGAGCATTGTGATATACACCTAAAAAGGCCTGATTACATGAGTAACAAAAATGGGTTACATAAAGGAAATATTTACCGAGATCTTCTTTGCCGTCATCAAAATAAGCGTGTGAATAATATCCGGACAAATGTGTTCCATCAAAAGAAACATGGCATAAGGGACATTCTTTAACAGGGTAATATTTAATAGTTTCCGGCACATTTGTTTCAATATTTATCGCTGAAATTGTTTTCTTCAAAATTACACATCCTTTCGAAAAAAGTATACAAGTCGATTGCCGAAAAGTCAATATTCGATGCTGTAAATTATGAAATGAAAGCTGTAAACATACCCAACAAATAAATTAAATGATAAGGAGCTTTGTAAATGAACGAGTTAATCAAAATCAACTATGAAAGCGACAGACCGACGGTCTTAGCGAGAGACCTACACGAATTTCTTGAAGTCGGAACTCCCTATGACAAATGGTTCCCGAGAATGTGCGAATACGGTTTTGCTGAGGGAGAGGACTATTCGACATTTTTGTCGAATAGGTCTGACGGCTTACCGGGCAAGCCGAGACAGGATGCGCAGCTCACCATCGACATGGCAAAAGAGATCTGTATGCTTCAGCGCAACGAGAAAGGCAAGCAGGCGAGACAGTATTTCTTGCAGCTCGAAAGAGAGTGGAACTCACCCGAAGCGGTGATGTCGAGAGCCCTCAGAATGGCTGAGGAAAGGCTTGAGAGATTCAAAACTATAAACGCTAACCTCTCGGTTCAGAACGCCATTATGCAGCCGAAAGCGGAATATTTTGACGGTCTGTGCGACCGCGAGAGTCTTACCGGCGTCAGAGAAACGGCGAAGCTTCTCGGGATGAAGCAGAACGACTTCGTAAAGTGGCTTATAGACCACAAGTACATTTACCGCGACAAGCGCGGCAGGCTGATGCCCTATGCGGAGCATGTCGATTCAGGGCTGTTCACCGTCAAGGAGACATACAACGATAAGACCGACTGGACAGGCGTTCAGATGCTTGTCACTGTAAAAGGAAAAGAACGCTTCTTGAAAGCGCTCTCGTGAAAGGAGACAAACACCATGCGTAAAAAAATGGCACTTATGTCAGTGGACGAAGCGGCGATGTATCTCCGGGAGGTTATTTACATACCGCCGCACCAGATCAGGCTGCTTGCCAGGGAGGGCAAATGCACCTTTTGTATCGCGCTTCAGCACTCAAGCGGAGGCTGGTCGTACTACATCCGCCTTGACAAGCTCGAACAGTTCAAGCGCGGGGATATCGGATTGATGACTGGGCGGTGAATTGAAAGAAAGAGGGGTTTAACAATGGCACTTAAATTTGCAATTCAAACAGTCTTTGAAATTGTCGCCGTCGTACTTATCATCTATGGCTTTTGCCGTGAGGACAAGCTTATCGCCTTCGAGGACAGGCTCAAAGCAAAAATTTTAAACAGAAAGGAGACAAAACGCAATGGGAAATCAGACGACTAAAAGCCCGTTCGATGTGCAGATCCTTGCTGCCAGGCTAAAAGACCTGATGCGCGAAAGCGTGCCGAAAGTCACGCAGAAAGACCTTGCCGCGGCACTCGGCACCGCGCCTAACATGGTATCGGCGTATATGCACGGCAAGAGCTGTCCGTCGCTGCCGATGGCAGTTAACATAGCACAGTATTTTGATGTGTCAATTGATTATCTCGCCGGCTTGACCGACCAACGGCAACAGCCCACTGCTGCACCGACACCGGAACCGAAGCGCATGAGAAACGGACCGTGGCGCAAAATGGCGATATGCAACAGCTGTGACTGGCGCAGACGCTTGGCGGCGCCGTGTGGCGACTGGGACGGAACGGCCTGCATGTACACTCACGAGACCGGGATTTTCCGCAGTTCGCCGCCGACGGAAGATGGCTGCGCATATTATAAAAGCCGCCAACGCTGAGTGAGCAGCGAAGACGGCTGTGCAAAATGACACACTAATAAAATAACACACCCCGAGGAGGATTGTCAATGCCATATTATCACACTTGCCCTCTTTGCGGAGCCAATCTTGACCCCGGAGAGAAATGCGACTGTACATTAAATAACCTTAAGGAGGATTTTGAAAATGTTAGAAATGAAGGTAACCATCGCCCCGACAACAGAACTCGTTACAGTGCTTGACAAGCTCGCGTCCGCTATCAGCGGAGGCAGCAAATGCCAGGAAACGGTGCCCGAGGCGCCCAAGGCACCGGCAGGGCAGGCAACGCCGCTTCCGGCAGCCCCGGCACCTGTTCAGACCGGCGCGCCCTCTGTCAACCCCGTGGCATCAACGATACCGACCGCAGTACCGCAGTATACGGTTGAGATGCTCGCAGACGCCGGCACGACGCTTGTTGACGCCGGTAAGATGGCGGAGCTCCTGCGGCTGCTCGCCGATTTCGGCGTCAAAGCCATCACAGACCTTAAGCCCGAAACCTATGGCGCTGTGGCAAGCAAGCTGCGTGCCCTTGGCGCTCAGATATAGGAGGAATATAAAAGATGAAGAACCGTATAGAACTGACAGTACACACCGCTGCAAAGAACGAGAGACGCTGCGTTCAGATTAACGCGGAAGCGAACGCCGTGCTTATGGATCTTTACCGGGCGACCGGGCTGCCGGTCGGGCACATAGTATCACAGATGATTATCCAAGGCGCGAACTTCGTGGACATCATAGAGGAAGGGAGTTGAATAACATGGCGCCTGAAACACATGCACTGCTGTCTGCCTCATCAGCTGCGCGTTGGCTGCATTGTACCGCTGCACCGAGACTTGAAGCGCAGTTCCCGGAGAATACATCAACCTATGCCGAAGAGGGCAGACTGGCGCACGCGATATGTGAGCTCAAAGTGATTAAGCATTTCACCATGCAGATTAAACCACGGGCTTTTACGGCAAAACTCAACAAACTCAAGGCAGCGCCGCTCTATAACGACGAGATGGACAAAACCTCTGATTTGTACATAGAGCATTTGTCCGAAAGAGCCATGCAGTACTGCACCCGTCCGAATGTGGCGGCAGAAGTGCGCGTTGACTTCGGCGACTATGTGCCGGATGGGTACGGCACCTGTGACTGTATCATGATAGGCGGAGACACACTGAGCATTGTGGACTATAAACACGGTCAAGGCGTTCCGGTCTCGGCAGAAAATAACCCGCAGATGAGGCTTTATGCGCTCGGTGCGCTGAAACGATACGCGCCGGTGTTTGGAGACACGATCAAGTTTGTCAGCATGACCATTGACCAGCCGAGAATCCAATCAGAGGTCAGCACCGAAACAATAACTGTGGAGGAACTGCGCGCATGGGGCGAAAGCATTAAGCCGATAGCGCAGGAGGCATTCTCCGGCGAGGGCAGATTTTGCGCCGGCGAGTGGTGCCGTTTCTGCCGAGCCCGTGCGACGTGCCGGACCAGAGCGGAACAGAACCTTGCATTGGAAGAATTCAAACAGCACGATATACACACCTTGACGGATGCAGAAATCGGGGACTGCCTCGCTCGTGGAGCGAGCCTTGTGAAATGGTACAAGGATCTCGAAGATTACGCTCTCTCGGCACTTATCCGCGGTGAGTCCATCCCCGGATGGAAAGCCGTTGCCGGAAGAAGCGTAAGAACATTCAGCGACCAGGACGCCGCGCTCGCTGCGGCAATTGCTGCCGGTTATGATGAATCCCTTGTATATGACCGCAAGCCAAAGACTCTTACGGAGCTTGAGAAGCTCATGGGCAAGGCGGAATTCGCTGATAAGCTCGGCAGCTTTGTTGTCAAACCGCTCGGGAAGCCTACTCTCGCGCCGGAGTCGGATAAGCGCGAACCATACAGCTCGGCAGCGGCAGACTTTGCGGGTGTTGAAAATGGATAATGCGAAGAACTTCTCTGTACACCACAGTAACGGTGTCGTCGTTATTTATCCGGCGTTCTTCGAGAATGCACCGAACTCAAAAATCAAAAGCCTGTTTGCGCTGGCGCAGAAGTGGTCCCGAGAAAATGCCGGCGCGATAATACGCATGAACGAACACTTACGTGAGCGCCGCGAAGATTGCCGAAAAGATGTCGCCGCGGCCAAGAAAAACTATTCCGACTTATACCAAGCACCGGGATGGGAAAATGGTGCTGTGACAACAGACAAGAAGATTATCAGAAAACAGGAACTTTCGAATAAGCGGCTTGCAGAGCGAGTGAAAAAGTGCCTGGCTAAGCTCAAAAAGATTGAGTCCGTGTGCGAAATCTTCAATGAAAAGTTCCGTGATAACGGCTATCAAATCAATGACTAAATTTACAGGAGGATATATTCATGTATCAGAACATCAAAACAAAAGTACTTACAGGCGAGGTCAGACTCTCTTACTGCAACCTCATTACAGCACGCGCTGCCAAGCAGGGCGGAGACCCGAAATACAGTGTAACTCTGCTGATTCCTAAGACGGACACCGCGACCATCGCAGACATTCAGGCATCAATGCAGGCAGCGTATGATGACGGTGTAAGCAGCAAATGGGGTGGAGCGCATCCGGCACCCAAGACACTGCTCCACGACGGCGACGGGCTGCGTGAATCCGGGCTGCCCTATGGCGACGAGTGTAAGGGACACTTCGTTATCACGGCATCAACCAAGAACAAGCCGCAGGTTGTCGGCATCGATAACATCAACTGCGAGCTTGCGCCGTCGGACATTTACAGCGGAATGTACGCTCGTGTAACGGTCAATTTCTTCCCGTATGACAGCGCGGGGAGCAAAGGAGTCGGATGCGGTCTCGGAAATGTGCTCAAGACTCGTGATGGAGAGCCTCTCGGGGGCGGCGCATCGGCGGCCACGGACTTTGAGGGCCTCGGTCAGAGCTTTGCCGCAGCACAGCCCGCCGCTAATGCATTCGTGCCTAAAATAAACCCGATAACCGGACAGCCTATGTAAGGAGACAGAAAAAGAAATGGATCATTTAAGTATCGACCTCGAGACATTCTCAAGTGTGCCGATAGCTAAAGCCGGTGCTCAAAAATATATAGCGAGCCCGGATTTCGAGATCCTGCTTTTTGCCTATTCTCTCAACGGTGCTCCGCCCGTGTGCTGCGACATAGCACAGGGCGAGCATTTGCCCGATTGGGTATTGGATGCGCTGTGCGATCCTCAATGCCTGAAACACGCATACAACGCAGCGTTTGAATGGGGCTGCCTCTCCAAGTTTATGGGGAGGCAGCTGCCTCCGGAACAGTGGCGCTGCACCATGTTTCACGGACTTTATGCGGGATACCCCGCAGGACTTGATGCCACGGGGCGCGCTCTGGGTTTGCCGGAGGATAAGCGTAAACTCAGCACCGGCAAAGCATTGATACGGTATTTTTGCGTGCCCTGCACGCCGACGAAGAGCAACGGCGGCAGGCGCAGAAATCTGCCGAACCATGACCCGGCGCGATGGGAGCTGTTTAAAGAATATAACGCCCAGGATGTGACGACCGAAATGGAAATTGAATGGCGTCTTTCTCTGATTACCGTGCCGGACTGGCTGCAGAGGCAGTGGGAGACAGATCTTCTCATCAACGCCCGAGGCGTAGCTGTGGACATGAAAATGGTGAACGGGGCGCTCGAAATCGGAGCAACCGTGCGCGAACGGCTGACACAAGAGGCAGTTCGAATATCCGGTCTGAGTAATCCGAACAGCGTGCAGCAGCTCTCCGCTTGGCTTGAGCAGGAGACCGGGGAAGAGGTTACAGATCTGCGGAAAGATACCGTTGCAAAGATGATAGCGCAAGCACCGGATATTCCGGAGGTGCAGCGTATGCTTGAGATAAGGCAGGAGCTCGGTAAGACGAGCACGAAAAAGTATGATGCGATAGAGCAGGCTGTATGCCCTGACGGGCGCGTTCGGGGGCTGCTGCAATTCTACGGCGCCAACCGAACGGGCAGATGGGCAGGGCGCCTGGTACAGGTTCAGAACCTGCCGAGAACATACACGCAGCCGCTTGAACTCGCGAGAAATCTCGTAAAGCAGCGCAAACTTGACAATTTGAGACTGATTTACGGCAGTGTGCCGGATACGCTGTCACAGCTGATACGCACTGCATTTGTTGCGTCGGACGGTAATGTCCTCATCGATGCAGATTTCTCCGCAATAGAGGCGCGCGTAATATCGTGGCTGGCGGGGGAACAGTGGCGGCTCGAGGTTTTTAAGACCCACGGCAAAATTTACGAAGCGTCAGCTTCACAGATGTTCGGCGTACCGATTGAAAGAATAAAAAAGGGCAATCCGGAGTACGCCCTGCGGCAAAAGGGCAAGGTTGCGGAGCTCGCTCTCGGATATCAGGGCGGAGCGGGTGCGTTGATAAATATGGGCGCTCTCGATATGGGCATACCCGAAGATGATTTGCCCGATATAGTGCAGCGCTGGCGCGACACAAACAAGCGCATATGCGACCTTTGGTACAAGATGAATTCCTCCGCAGTGGAGGCAATAAGTACCGGAAGCAGCGTCGGCGTCGGAAGGCTGCTTGTGTCTTGTGAATATGATGCTGTGCATGAGGTCGAGTATCTGACGGTTCTGCTTCCGAGCGGGCGAAAGCTGTATTATAACTCGCCGCAGATTGGAGAAAACAAGTGGGGCGGACCGTCCATTTCATATATGGGCATGGATCAGACCACAAAGAAGTGGAAACGCATTGAGACCTACGGCGGGAAGCTTGTTGAGAATTGCGTTCAAGCTGTTGCGCGTGATTGCCTGGCGCAGGCTATTGAAAACCTTGAGAAAGAGGGCTTGCCGGTCGTATTTCACATCCACGACGAGGTTGTTATAGACTGCCGTGCGGACACTGCAACGCTTGACGATGTCGTAAATATAATGAGCCGACCGATACCGTGGGCACCGGGCTTACCGCTCAACGCTGACGGCTGGGTCGGGGGATTCTTCAAAAAAGATTAATGGTCGAGGAGAAGACGATATGCAACACGACCGAAAAATAACCATATCTTACGGTGCAAGCAGGCGCGCCATCGTGTGGAATCCGCAGACCCTGCTTGTATCGGAGCTGTGGGAGAAGCTAAAAGTGCCGGCGCGAGGCACAGAGAGTCTCGCAGAGTATATGAACCTCAAGAAGGCGCAGCAGGATGATCTGAAAGATGTCGGCGGATTTGTCGGCGGTACGCTGCTCGGCAACCGCCGCAAAGCAAATAATGTTCAAGGCAGGGATGTTGTCACGCTTGACCTCGACAGCATACCCGCGGGGCATAAGGATGACGTGCTGCGTCGTGTGGATGCACTCGGCTGCGGCTATTGCGTGTACAGTACGCGCAAGCATCAGCCGGCGGCACCGAGACTCAGAGTGCTGTTGCCTTTAGACCGCACAGTGACTGCGGATGAATATGAGCCGATAGCTCGCAAGATGGCGGAGCTTATCGGACTTGAATTCACAGATCCCACGACTTTTGAGCCGAGCCGGCTGATGTATTGGCCGAGCTGCTGCGCGGACAGCGAATATGTCTATCTCGTGGGGGACAAGCCGTTTGCGTCTGCCGACGGCGTGCTTGCCCAATATTCGGACTGGCACGATGTGTCCCTATGGCCGGCTCTGCCGGGGCAGCAGGCTTTCACGAAGTTAGCAGTCAAGCAGGGTGACCCCGAAGATAAACACGGCACTGTGGGTGCTTTTTGCCGCGTTTACGACATCCCACGGGCGATGGATGAACTCATCCCCGGAATATATGAGCCTGTTGACAGCGCTCCCGGACGATATACATACCTCGGAGGCTCTACGACCGGAGGTGCGGTGCTGTATGACGATGGCAAGTTCTTATACAGCCACCACGCCACCGACCCCTGCGGCGGTCGCCTTGTCAATGCTTTCGACCTCGTCCGCCTGCACAAGTACGCTGAGTTGGATGATGAAGCGCAGCCGGGCACTCCGACAAACAGGCTGCCGTCCTATCTCGAGATGTGCAAATATGCCTGCGGTCTGAAAGCCGTTGCGACACTTATGGATCGTGAGCGCTATGAGAGCGCAGTCAAAGACTTCGAGGGCGTCGCAGCGGACAAAGAAGAGGACGCTGTTGACTGGATGACACTACTTGAGAAGAATATACAGACCGGCGCCATAAAGGGCACGATAGACAATGTGCGTATAGTGCTCGAACACGACCCTCAGCTTGTCGGAAAGTTTGCACTCAACGAGTTTGCCGGGCGCGGAGAGGTGCTTGGGGCGCTCCCTTGGGATAAGCGTGACAAGCGCAGGCTGTGGGACGATAACGACAATGCCGGCTTGTACTGGTACCTCGAAAAGGTCTACAAGATAACAGGCAACGGAAAGATAGACGGTGCGCTTTCGCTCCATTCAAATTCGCACTCATTCAATGACGTAAAGGATTATTTGCGCGGCCTGATTGGTAAATGGGATAATGTCCCTCGTTTGGATAGTCTCTTCATAGACTACCTCGGCGCAAAGGACACGGCATACAACCGCGCCGTAACCCGCAAGGCGTTTACTGCGGCTGTTGCCCGTGCAATGACGCCCGGATGCAAATATGACAGCATGGTGATTCTGACCGGACCGCAGGGCATAGGAAAGAGTACGCTGCTCGACAAAATGAGCCGCGGATGGTTCAACGACAGTATACGCACCTTTGAGGGCAAAGAGGCATCGGAGCTGTTGCAGGGAGTTTGGCTTGTGGAGGTATCGGAGCTTGATGCTTTCCGCCGTACAGATGTCAGCCGCATTAAGCAGTTTTTGAGCCTTCGGGCGGACAGATTCAGAGCGGCATACGGGAGAAATGTCAAAGAACTGCCGCGCAGTTGTATATTCTTCGGCACGACGAATAACTCCGACTTCCTGCAGGACACCACCGGCAACCGCCGTTTCTGGCCGATAGACACGGGCGAACAGCAGCACCGAAAGAGCGTCTGGAAGGATCTTGACAACGAACGCGATCAGATATGGGCTGAGGCTCTTGTGCGGTGGCAGGCGGGAGAACCGCTGTATCTGTCAGGAGCGATAGAAGAGGCCGCAAAAGCCAAGCAGGAAGAGCACCGCGAGACATCAAGCAGAGAGGGTATTATCCGTGAGTTCCTCGAACGCAAAGTGCCGGAGGATTGGCAGTCATGGCCGGTCGAGCGGAGGCGGATGTTCTTTGACGATTCTATCTCGGGAAAAGAAAATTTGCATCTTGTGCCGCGAGACCGTGTGTGCGCACTTGAAGTGTGGTGCGAGGCATTCGGCGGAAGTATCAAAGAAATGAAAAATTCTGATACCCGAGAAATAAACGCCATAATAGCAGCCACTCCGGAATGGCGAAAAAATGAAAGGGTTTTACGATTTGGGTGCTACGGTGTACAGCGTGGATTCACTAAAAAATCGCCGTAACAATTGCGCGTAACAAACGGTGTAACATATGATTTTTAGGCATTTTTTGAAGAAAATGTTACGTGTAACAAAATTTTTGAAAAAGCAGGCTTTTGTTACATTGTTACATCGAGTGTTACAACCGAAACCATTGAAAATTAAAGATTCTTAGATAATTGTAACATTGTAACATTTATTACTAAAGATTAATAAATTAGAGGGTTAGAGAGTAAAAAAACTCTCTAATCCACCTGATGTGTACATGTTACGTGTACATGTACACGCGACGCGCGAAAGGAGCTTAAAAATGACTTGTTCTGAATGGTTGAAAAATGAGCTTGACTCGAGTTCAGATCCGGTGCTTTGCGACACGATACGCGCAAAAGCAAAGGAGCTCGGGTACAGTAAGCGCGAGCTCAAAGAAGCTCGAGTTAAATTAGGTGTGAAAACCTTCCATCTCATAAATGAGGATAGTGAGACAAATTGGTTTTGGTATCTGCCGGAGGAGGGAAGCAATGCTTGAGAAAGAAATAGAACAGTACTTCTGCAAGGCGGTAAAAACGCGGTTGGGCGGTTGGCCGCTGAAGTTCACAAGCCCCGGCCAAAATGGTATGCCGGATAGGATTGTGCTTCTCCCGGGCGGAAAGATTTATTTTGTGGAGCTTAAAGCCCCTGGCAAAAAGGCACGAAAGCTGCAGGAGCATGTGCATCAGGAGCTGAGCACTCTCGGCTTTCCGGTACGGCTGATTGACAAGAGGGAGGCAGCCGACGATTTCGTAAGAGAGGTGCAGGCAGGTGGAATATAAGCCGCATAACTACCAGGCATACTGCATCGAGCGCATAGTGAATGATGAGGCTGTCGGCTTATTCCTGCGCCCCGGACTCGGCAAAACATCCATAACGCTGTCCGCAATCAACATCCTGAAGTACTATCGTTGGAGCATTTGCAAGGCGCTTGTAATCGCGCCGAAAAAGGTTGCGGAGGGCACGTGGAGCAAGGAAGCGGCGAAGTGGGATCACCTGCAGCATCTGCGCGTAGTTCCTGTTCTTGGATCCAGCGCGAAGCGCATCCGCGCGCTGAATACACCTGCCGACGTATATGTTATCAACAGGGAGAACACAGCCTGGCTGGTTGATTATTACAAGCAGGATTGGCCGTTTGACATGGTGGTGCTTGATGAAAGCACAAGCTTCAAAAACGGCAGCAGCAAAAGATTCAAGGCTTTAAAGCTTGTGCGCAGATTTTTCAAAAAGACGGTACTCCTTACCGGCACGCCGTCATCACGCAGCCTAATGGATCTGTGGGCGCAGGTCTGGTTACTTGACCAGGGCGCGCGGCTGGGTAAAAACATCACGCAGTTCAGGACACGATACTTCGACGCTAACACGCACGGCGGTCACTTTACGGACTATAAGCCCAAGAGCGATGCGGAAGCAGCAGTTTTGTCCGCTATAAGCGATATTTGCGTCAGCATGAAGGCGGAAGACTATCTCGAATTGCCGGATTGCATAATCCACGAGATTCCGGTGGTGCTTGATGCAAAAGCTCAAAAGGCGTACCGCGATTTTGAGAAGAACCTGCTGCTGGAAATCAACGAGGATGTTATAACCGCGAACACGGCGGCAGTGCTGACAGGAAAGCTGCAGCAGTTCTGTGCCGGTGCGATGTATGACGATGACCGCCGGGTGGTACATATTCACGACGCGAAGTTGGAGGCGTATCTCGAATTGATTGAGAGTCTGAGCGGCGAACCGTGCATCACGTTCTACGGCTACCAGCACGACCGCGACCGCATACTCGCCGCACTTGAGAAGACCAAACTGCGGGTGAGGGTATACCGCGGGACAGAAGATGAAGACGCGTGGAATGCCGGCAAAATTGATGTGCTGCTTGTACACCCGAGCAGCTGCGCATACGGGCTTAATCTTCAGGCGGGCGGCAGGCATATCGTGTGGTTTACGCCGAATTGGAGCTTCGAACTGAACGATCAGGGTAAATGCCGCCTGTGGCGTCAGGGCTCCCCGTATGACAAGGTGTATGTCTATTATCTCGTAGTGCAGGGCGGAGTCGATGAGGATGTTATGGCAGCTATCAGAGACCGGGCAGCCACACACGACACAGTCATGCGCGTACTTAAAGCGCGAATACAGAAAGTCAAAGCAGAAAGGTGAGACAAATCATGGCAGAAAAAATAAAGGTTATCATCAAAGAACCGGGAAAAGCGCCGGAGATAAAGACTGTAGCAAACGACCTCGGCACTTTACAGAGCATCGTCGGCGGATACATCGAGACAGTGACACTCGCATCAGGTCTTGTGATTATTTGCAACGAGGAAGGCATACTTTGGAACCTGCCGTACAATCTCGATATAGGCGGTCATAGCTTCGTCGGAGCGGTAGTGTTTGCGGGTGTCGATGGGGACGAATTTGCAGATGTGCCGGAAAGATTGGCGAGCTTTATGCACGGTGGATATCATGAGGGGCGGTGACATCAGTGCCTGAGATGTGTCCGGATGAGCATTGTGTGTTTCTCGTCCAGACCGGCGGAGAAAAGCCTCTGTGCCCGTTTTGGCATTGTCTGAAGCCGGAGATTGAAAAGCACGATAAGACCCGAGAGGAGGCTGTCAAATGACGCTTAAAGAGTTGTCGCAGCTGTACTACCTTGACAAAGAGATAGAACTTGACCGTGAGAGACTTGCGGAGCTGCGGGCAAATTTGCTCTGCCCGAGGTCGCCGAACTACGACGGTATGCCGCATAGCCCGAACCCTGAGCCTGCGCTTGAACGCTGCATAGCGGAGATAACGGATCTCGAAGCTATAATCCAGGCTAAAATCGAGCAGCGCATATATGAGCGCAGCCGACTTGAGCGCTACATATCGGATATTCCCGACAGCCTGACCCGGCAGATATTCACTCTGCGATTCGTGGATGGCTTGAAGTGGGAAGAAGTGGCGGCAAAGATTGGAGGATATAACACCGCAAAAAACTGCAGCAATATATGTTATCGCTACATTCGGCAAAATTGAGAATTTTGAGGATTTTGTTGAATATATATATGCTATGCTTTATGTCGAAGAAGGTTACCGATTTACTCATGGTGTCGTGAGGCAGACGTGTGTAGAAAGGCGAGAATGGTCAACTGCCTCACACTTTTTGTGCGAAACGGTTGACCATTCAGTGCTTAAGTGTTATAATATCTGAGTGCACATTGTGCGATGGCTGCTAATTATTCCAAAAAAGCATTACGCATAAACTCGAGTATCACTTTTGCGAGCGATACGAGGAGATATCCATCGCCAGATTGCTGCGCCGTATAAAGAGCCGCCACTGCAGTGAGGACGAAAATTGATATGCTGACCAGGCAAATGATCGTCTTCTCTACGTGTTGAAATGATTCAGTCGACGGCTCTTTACGGGGTGCTCGTTCTTCCCTCGTTTCTTTTGGTGGTTCTAATGGTGGTCCTGAAAGGTTTATCACTACATGAGAACCATTTTCATTTCGGATGCTGCCAACTTTGCTGATGTTGATTGCGTTGCGGTAGTTTTTCATTTATGATGCCTCCTTTTTAATATTCGCTTAAATAAAATAAGACAGCATCAAAGAGAATGCTGTCTTATGCTCTTCTCTTCCGTGGATCAACAAACACGGGATAAAGAGCCTGAGCTATTTATTCGTGCAGATCGTTTTGCTTTTTACGATCTTACCGATTTATTATATATTTTTCACGTAGTATTTTATCATATTAATATCAATTGTCAAGCCCAATAGCGAATTTTTTTAGATGCATGTTCGCAGAATTTTGACGCTGTACAAACCTAATATGTTTTGTGCTTGCGGATCGATTGCGTATGTGATATTATTATCGAACATGAGTTTGATAAAACTTTTTTTGCAGCCTTTTGAGGCTGCTTTTTTTATGCTTTTTATAACCCGATTGTAAAAAATATGTGACACAAGAACGGAGGTGAACCCATGACTGACAAGCAAAGGCGGTTTGCAGATGAGTATATCGTCGACTGCAACGCGACAAGAGCATACAAAGCTGCTTATCCGCATGTGAAAAACGATGCGACGGCATCAGCAGCGGGAACCAGAATGTTAGGAAATGTTAATGTTAAATCCTACATCGAAGCAAAACTTGAAGAGCTGAGCTCGAAAAAGATAGCCGACGCACAGGAGGTCATGGAGTACCTCACTGCCGTGATGCGCGGAGACAGCACGGCGAGTGTTGTCGTCGTAGAAGGTCAAGGTGATGGCTGCAGTGCGGCAAAGGTGCTGGATAAGCCGCCGGACGAAAAGGAGCGCCTGAAGGCTGCGGAGCTGCTTGGCAAGCGTTTCAGCCTGTTTAAGGATGGAATTGAAGTCTCCGTCAACGCGCCGCAGATTATCGACGATATAGGGGGCGGCTAACATGGCCGTCAGGCTTACTGACATAATCGCGCCGTCGTTTTATGAGGTGCATCGCGATGTGTGTGCCGGGCAGCATACGCACTATGTGCTTAAAGGCGGGCGCGGAAGCACGAAGAGCAGCTATATATCGCTTGAAATTGTCTGCGGCATCATTAAAAACCCTGACGCGCACGCGATCGTGTTCCGCAAAATTGCAGACACGCTGCGGGACAGCGTTTTTGCACAAATGCTGTGGGCTATTGATAAACTGGGCGTGTCGCAGTATTTTAAAGCGACGGTCAGTCCGATGAAAATCACATATCTGCCGAGCGGGCAAACGATTATGTTTCGAGGTCTTGACGATCCGATGAAAGTCAAGTCCATAAAGATCCCGTTCGGCTATTTTCGTTATATCTGGTTTGAGGAATGGAATCAGTTTTCCGGGATGCGGGAAACTGATAACGTGCTGCAGTCGGTCATGCGCGGCGGCAGTAAATTCGATGTTTTTTATTCGTACAATCCCCCCGAGTCGTTGCGGGCATGGGTGAATGATGAGGTGCGCGTAGAGCGCGCCGACCGCCTGGTACATCACAGCACATATTTGACTGTGCCGCAGGACTGGATAGGCGCGCCGCTGCTGTTGGAGGCGGAGCACCTGAAACAGCACTCGCCGGAACGATATAGGCACGAGTTCCTCGGGGAAGTCACCGGCACGGGCGGCGAGGTATTCCGGAACATCAGTATCCGACCCATCAGCAATGAAGAGATTGCGCGGTTTGACCGTATCAGGCGCGGCATAGACTGGGGCTATGCGGTTGACCCGTTTGTTTTTATATCGTGCAACTATGACAAGCCGCGCAGGCGGCTGTACATATACGACGAGATATACGCGGCGGGCATGAGCAACAGACTTGCCGCCGACCGTATAAAATCTCGTGGAGTTGCCGGCGAAATTATCGCAGACTCCGCCGAACCGAAGTCTATAGCGGATATGTATGAATACGGCCTGAGAGTCAGAGGCGCACGCAAGGGTCCGGACAGCGTGAAGCACGGCATAGAATGGCTGCGCGACCTCGAAGAAATAATAATAGATCCCGCCCGCTGTCCAAACGCGGCGCGGGAATTTTCATCATATGAGCTCGAACGGGATAAGGACGGCAATTATAAAGCGAACTATCCCGATAGAGACAACCACACGATTGACGCCACGCGCTACGCCACAGAGAACGACCAGCAGAATGTGAGGGTAACTTAATGATTAACAATATGGACTTGATAAGAGAAAAGCTCGCGTATCACCATACGGCTACGGACGATGAGATTATCAAAACCGTGCTTAAAAATGCGCGGGAAGACCCGGATTATCTGGCGGCATGCGAGGGACTCCGGTATTATCGCGGTATGCAGGACATTCTGCAGAAAGATTTCCGCGAGACGGTCGTCTACGAAGAAAACGAAAACAGCCTGGCGGGCATAAAGCGCGGCGGTGTTAAGATAATCAACGAAAACAATTCGAATCACCACAATGTGCATAATTTCCATGCGCTGATGGTCGATCAGAAAGTCGCATATATCCTCGGCAAGCCACTTTCCGTCTCCGTCGAGGGCGTAAATGACGGAGCGGGCGGTGCAGATGAAAGTCTGAAAGCTTTTGAGGACGCTGTCACCGCAGTGACCTCAGACGAGGCTTTTGTGGACATGCTCCCCGACCTCGCGACAAATGCGTCGAATTGTATCGTCGGATGGCTGCATGTCTATTACTCGGCAGCCGGCAAGCTTTGTTTTGTTGTTATCCCAACAACGGAATGTATTGCCTGCCGCGATATGAGCTATCAGCAGGTGATTACCGACTTTTTCCGCCATTATAAAATAACCGTCGTGCAAAACGGCACAGAGACGGAGCGAGAGCGGGTAGAGTGGTGGACCGCGACAGGGGTAAGGCGCTATGTCGAAAACGATGCCGGAGAGTTCGTGCTCGAAAGCAACAGCCCACACTGGTACAACGAGCAGATAATCAACGACGAGCGCGTTTCGGTTGAAGCGCGGTCTTGGGGGAGAATCCCGTTTGTTCCGCTTTATAACAACTCTGCGCATCAGACCGACCTTTCGCGAATCAAAGGTCTGCTTGACGCATATAACCTGATATCTTCTGCGTCGACGAATAATCAGATAGATCTCGTCGAGCTTTACTGGATGATACAAGGATACGGCGGCGAGACCGCAAAAGCGATACAGCAGAAGCTGCAGATAAACAAGGCGGTGTCAATAAGCGATCCGTCCGGCAAGATAAGCGCGGAGCAGGTCACACTTAATGTCACCGAGCGCCTCGCCTGGCTCGATATGCTGCGCCGGGACATATATCATATCGGACGCGGCATTGATATGAACGATGAAAAGCTCGGCAGTGCGCCGTCAGGCGTCAGTCTGAAATTTCGCTACACCCTGCTTGACCTTAAGGCTGACCCGCTTGTCTCAAAGTTAAAGGTCATGCTGAAAGAGCTGTCATGGTTTATTACGCAGGATATCAACCTGAAGAACGGTACCGACTATGACTATACGCTTATAAAATACGATGTCCACAAGTCGATGATAGTCAATGATGCGGAGACGGTGGACATAATCCAGAAGTCGCAAGGGCTTGTGCCTGATAAGATGCTTTTAGCAAAGCACCCGTTTGTTGATGATGTCGCGCAGGCGTATGAAGAGCTGCAGAAGCAGCGCGAGGAAAACGCAAAGATGTTTATCGGCGACGATGACGACAAGGACGATTCCGAAAAGGATGATGAATAATGCGCTCTGATCTCTATTGGGAGGAGCGGGCACTGCAGCGCGAGGAATATGCCCGACGTGCCTCGACGCGGGCTATAAAGACAAAAACGGTCAAGTTATACGCCAAGGCGCAGAAGGACCTCGACGCCCGCATAAATCGGATATTTTCGCGTTATGCGGCAAATGGTGAATTGACGCCGGAAGAAGCTCGTCGGATGCTGAACACCAAAGAAGCGGAAGCAGAATTGGAAGCACTGCGCAAAGAGCTCAATAACATAAAAGACCCGGTTATAAAAAGAAAAGCACTTGCCCGTCTCAATGCGCCGGCATACGCCGCAAGAATAAATCGCCTTGAGGCTTTGAAAGCCAATATCGAGACGGAAACGGCATTGCTTGCCGACCGGGAGAAGCTGGAACTCAAGCGGCTGATTGAAGACGTGAGCGGGGATACATACTATCGCAGCATATATGACACGCAGATCGGCACGGGATTAGGCTTTGAGTTCTCAGCCCTGTCGAAAGGTGCCGTAAACGCCATAGTAAATGATCGCTGGAAAGGCGCGAATTTTTCTGACCGCATCTGGCAGAACACATCCGCGCTTGCCAACAGCGCATACGGTATTGTGGCGCGTGGAATTATGACGGGAGCGGGTCCGCAGGTAATGGCGCGCCAGCTCGCCGAAGCTATGCAGTCCGGAATGTATAACTCGATGCGGCTGATACGCACCGAGACTAACCGTGTGCACAACGCTGCTGAAAAAGCGGCATACGAAGAGGAAGGCATAACGGAATATAGATTCCTCGCCACTCTTGACGGGCGCACCTGCGATGTCTGCGGCGCTTTGGACGGCAAGACTTTTCCGGTCTCCGAAGCGAAGGAGGGCGTAAATTATCCGCCGCTCCATCCGAATGACCGCTGCACTACAACGGCAGTCATAGAGGGACAAAACCGAGCCGAACTCAAACGCAGGGCATTGGATCCCGAGACCGGGAAAACGGTGCTTATTCCGGCAGAAACGACATATGAAGAGTGGCTTGCGGATAATATAAATCCTCTTACCGGGAAGCTTAAATATTATCCGCCCAAGACTTTGACACAAGTGTCCTCCTACAATAGAGACCAGTTCGAACGGTATTCGGCAGTCTTAAAAGAAAATGTGCCGGATTCTCTTGATGAATTCTTAAAAATAAAGTATAATGATCCTGAGAAGTGGAAGACGCTCAAGAGGCAATACCGCTTGGTGAATCAATACAAGATAGATTCAGGCAATTTATCTACTGATGAAATCTTACGGTTTGATAAAAAGGTTATTTATGAAAAAAGACTCCAGCTCACGAGCAAGTACAAAAGAAGCGGAAACATTGCCGGAGCATATATCGATGATGATTTTGACAATATGTACTATGCACACAGTGCCATATCCGGAAAAGCAAGTATCGGTGGGTACAAAGGAACTGGAAAATTAGTTTTACTTAAAGAGGCTCGACGTTTTAAATACATTGATGTTCCCAAAATGGATGGAACGATGAGGAAAGAAACCTACAATGACACTGAGGCGAAGCTCTTCGAGTTCTTTGCCGATTTGTATGAAACAAACCCTTTTAAAAAGATATGTATGCTTTCCGAACGTGGAATGTGCGATAGTTGCAAAGGGGTAATGCAGCAATTTAAAGAACTATACCCGGATGTTGAAGTGAATGTTATCTCAAACAAAAGGGTCGAAGGCAATGTTTGGAAAGAAAGGATGAGAAAAAGATGAAGTATGAGCTTGATTATCAGGGAGCAACAGAAATTCTCGAAGACCGTTTAAGCACGGGTATACAGCCGAAAACGGGAGATTTGCTCGAAAACTCATATCTCACAGAATTCGATCAGGATATCCTTGAAGAAGCCGAACGTCTTAACGCGGTGCTTCCGCTGATAAAGTGGGAAGTGGACAACAACGATCTCAGCGAAGCTATGAGCGACGAGCTCTATCTCTACTATGAAGATTTGCTCAAAGGTCGCCTCGACGGAATACTGGACGAAGATGAAGCCCCCATAATCATAAAAGACCTCACCGAGAGCTATATAAAAGCTTTCGGAAAAGATACTCTTGATGAAGAGGATCAATAATAAATAACGAGCCGCCAAGCGAAAGCGAGGCGGTTTTGTCATATCACAACATAATAATTACAGCGTTTTGCAGTCAAATGCAAAGCGCTGTTTTTATATCCAAATTTATCCGCCACCCGGAGCAAAATGGTGTCGCGCAATATTGGGACTGGCCAAGTAAAAAGGGAGCGCGGGAAAGGACAGACATGGACTGGCTTAAAGACATTTTAGGCGACGCACACACCGAGGACATCGACAAGAAGATAGCGAGCTATATCGGCAAGAACTTTGTTTCAAAAGCAGATTTTCGCGCCGAGTCCGACAAGGTCAAGAACCTTGAGGGTCAGATAGCAGAGCGGGACGGTCAGCTTGAAGAGCTCAAAAAGGTTGATACCGCCGGGCTGCAAGCTACGATTACACAGCTGCAGAACGAGAACAAGCAGGCTAAGGCTAAGTATGACAGCGATATCGCCGCCATGAAGCTTGACTCCGCTATCGATGCCGCTATTACAGCCGCCAAAGGCAAGAACGCAAGAGCTATAAAAGCCTTGATAACGCCCGGCAGTGTGAAACTCGACAAAGACGGCAAGCTCGAGGGCTTTGACGATCAGCTCAAAGCAATCAGAGAAAGCGACGCCTATCTTTTTGACAAAGTCGAAACCAGACAGAGGGGCGGAGACCCCGACCACGGCGGCGGAGACCCCGAACCGGGCGAAGCCCCCGAGAACTATGCCGATTATGTGAATTGGCGCAAAAATCAGTAAAAACGGAGGATTTAACAAATGTCAAACAAATTCCTGACTCCTCAGATAGTCGCGAACGAGGCTCTTATGGTGCTCGAGAACAATCTCGTTGCTGCCGACCTTGTCCACAAGGACTATTCCAAGGAGTTCGCACACGTCGGTGATACTATCACCATCCGCAAGCCCGCGAAGTTTTCCGCTAAGAACTTCGTCGGCGAGACCGTAGACCAGAATGTGAACGAGGGCAGCGTCAAGGTGACCCTTGACCATTTCCGTGATGTCACCGTTCCGGTCACTTCCAAGGAAATGACCCTCGATATCAAGTCATTTTCTGAGCAGATCATCTCTCCTGCAGTGCAGGCCATATCTCAGGCTATCGACAGCGATATTATTGCCGAGGGCATCGCAAAAGCCGGCAACACCGTGAGCGGCACCGCGAACGCGGCCGACCTCAAGGACATTGCCAACATTGCCAAGGCATTTGACCTCAAGGGCGTACCGATACAGCAGCGCAGACTTCTCGTCAATCCGACGCACAAGTATCGCTATCTGACCACGGAAAACCTCTCAAAGGTCGCATATGCAGGCAACTCCGACGCCCTGCGCTCAGCAGAGCTCGGCTCTATCTATGGTCTTGACACCTATATGTCGCAGAATGCCCCCGATACCCTCGCGGCAACTGCGGGCACTGCGACCGCTGCAAAAGTCTCCTGCACCGCCGGCGAGACCAAGGTCGCACTCTCGGATGTCACTGCGGCGACCGGCACCTTTAAAAAGGGCGACGGCTTTATCCTCGACGGCTATCTTTACAGATTTGCCGCCGATGCAACTGCCGCAAGCGGCGCGGTCGCTGAGGTCGCGATAGACCAGCCTATCCATCGCACCATTGCTTCGGATGCGGCGGTTACGGTATATCTCGTCAAAACGACCCATTCCCTCGCATTCCACCGCAACGGCCTTGCACTCGTTACCCGTCAGCTTGAGCTACCTATGGGCGCGAATAATGCGGCTATTGCGTCGAGCAGGAACGGTCTTGCTATCAGAGTCGTATATGACTACGACATCAAGCACAAGACCGACCGCGTCAGCTTTGATATCCTGTACGGTGTCAAGACCCTTGACAGCGACATGACCGCAAGGCTGGTGGGCTGATATGACGGAGCAGAACAAGGCCGACCTCATAGCCCGGATGCGCGTGATGTTGGGTAAGGAAATGTCGCTGCCGGCTGCCCGGTATCTGCTGGACAGCGTCGAGTCAAAGGTATTGCGATATACCAAGCGGCGTGAGCTTGTTCCCGGTCTTGATCTGCTTGTGGCAGAGATAGCCGCGCAGCGTTACCGCACGCAGCAGCCGGGCTCTACCGATGCGGAGCAGACCGTTGCAAGCATAACGGACGGCGACCAGAGCGTGAGCTTTAAGCACAGCGACTCAGACCTCGCCACAACGGCGGAACTGAGCGACAGCGAAAAGGTGATGCTCAACGAGTGGAGGAGGCTTTTCTGGTGAAGATCCCCGACGCCTTCAGACGCGCACAGCGCGCCGTATTCCAGGACAAAACAGTCGAGCATTATAAAGCCGTCAAACAGACGGGAACGCTCGGCAGCGAAACAGTGAAGCCCGCAGAAACACCTGCGGGCTCTTTTACTGTCAACTTCCGACTCGTTACCGACGCTATGCAGGCGCAGGAATGGGGGCTGCAGTGCAACAAAGACGCCACCTTTTCAACATCCGATACGCTCGCTGTCGAGAAGGGCGACTATGTGAAATACGGCGGCACTTATTACCGAATCACCGAGATTCAGCCGCGCGACAGCCACACACTGTATCTTTGCAAGGCGGTGAGCCATGAGCATTGAGGTTAAGGGCCTCGGCGAGCTGGCAAAAAAACTGGCGAAGCTCGGCGGCACTGATACCGCCATTTCAAACGGCACGCGCGAGGCGGCGCGAATAGTCAACAACAGTGCGAAGGAGCTGTGTCCAGTTGATAACGGCAACTTGCGCGCGTCGCTGCATACCGACTACAAGCGCGAGGGCAGCAAGCATATAGGCAGCGTATCGACCAATGCTGAATACGCCGCCTATGTGGAATTCGGTACGGGTCCTAAAGGTAACGGCACATATCCTTATGAGCTCCCGGGCGGGATCCATTACAAGGCGGACAAGTGGCGCGGCAAAATCCCTGGTGTCGGCTGGCGAATGATAAGCGGACAAAAGGCGCAGCCGTATCTTTATCCTGCGCTTATAAACAATCGCGAGGCAATACTCGAGTGCTATAAGCGCGCGATACAACAGGAAATAAATCGTAAAGGCGGTCAGAAAAATGGTTGATATCGAACAGGTGACTTATGATGTGCTTTCACTCGCCGTACCGGGTGTGAAATGGTCTGCGGAATATCCGCAGAGTTTTGAACGGCACGGTTTGATAAAGCAGATGGATAACTCCGTTAAAATGCCATCCTCTTCGCGTCCGGATCATTTTTCCCGGATCGCCGTGCAGATCCAGGTGTGGATGGCGACGCCGGAGGGCAGAAACGAGGTCGAGAGACAAGTTGACGATGCAATGCTCCGCCTCGGTCTGCTTCGTGGCAGTCCTAACCACCTTGAGGACGAACAGGAGGACGGTACAGTGTTATACCGCACCGTCCTGCTTTATAACGGAGTCTACGACAACAACACGAAGCGGTTTTACCGCAGTTAATAAGGAGGTAAGTACAAATGGCTGAAGATTATCAGACTTCTATAGGCGTGATTCTGAAAATGGGCGCGAGCGCAGAAGCGGTAGTTGAAGTTCCCGGTCTGCTTGATTTTCCCGATATGCTCGGCGAATCGGACAAAATCGACGTGACCACGATGAAGGACACGCAGAGAAAGTATAAGCCCGGGCTTTCCGACCCCGGGGATATGGCATTTACTTTCGGCTATGAGGGTATGAAGACCGGCACGAACTGGGCGACCCTCAAGGGAGCTAAGGATGCAGACAAGACCTTTATTCTGCTGTTCCCGGACGGTTCCGGTTTCACGTGGACAGGCAGAGTGTCACTTTCGATGCCCGGAAAGGGCGTCGCAGAGGCGCTGACCTTTACTGCAAAAATCACTCCATCGTCGGATATAGAGGAATATACCTCGTCCGGCGGCTAAAGAACACATCGGCGGGGGAAACTCCGCCGAAAATTTAAAATAAGGAGACAACAACTATGCTTACTGCGTGTAATGCACCTTTTTATAGATTGACCGCCGGCGAGAAGGAGTACAAGCTCAAGCTCACGACGGCGACAAAAATCGAAGTGGAAGACCGTATAGGCTGCAGCCTGCTTGAAGCTCTTGACAAGCTGGCATACACCAAGGTCTTTGCAGTGACTCTCTGGGGCGCGCTGCAGAAATACCAGGCAAATATGACGCTCCCCAAGACATATGAGCTCATCGATGCGCTTGAAGCCGAGGGCTTTACCCTCGAGGACAGAGCGGACACATTCCTCGGCATTATGAAGGTGTCCGGTTTTTTTACACCGGAACAGATAGCGGACATGGAGCGGGAGGACGAGGAGCAGGAGATAGAGTAATCTTCTCCTCAGCGACCGAGTGGGTCGCGGATCTCAAACCTCGCGCTTTTGCGGTCGGGATAACCCCGGACGAATTCTGGAGCATGTCGGCCGGAGAGGTTGAGGACCTTATATCCGCAAGGCAAAAGGCAGAAAATGAGCGGCGTAAATGGCAGTTACAGCTGATATGGAATCTCGGACAGCTCGATTCTTTCGCGTTTAACGACCCGAAAAAATATCCTACGCTTGAAAAGGCGTTCCCGTCAGCTTTCGGCATGCAGCAAACCGGGTGGATGGTAATCAAAGCTCGGATGTCCGCTTATGCCAAATCAAAAAACGCCGCAAGGCACAGGGCAGGTGAGAAAAATGACGATTGAAGAACTGCAAGTGCTGATTACAGCAAACACAAAGGACTTTAACGCTAAGCTTGATAAGGCGAACAAGAGGCTGGGATCGCTCGAACAGCAGGCAACGCGCACGGGAGCGGGTGTCGGAAAGCTTTTTACAGGCTTAAAAACGGCCGCTGCCGTTGCGGCCATACAGAAAGTAGTAAGCGAGGTCAAGAAGTTGACGGACGCATATGCGGAAAACGAAGCCGCGCAGATGGGCTTGTCGAGCATATTGACCGCGCAGGGAAAAGACCTGAACGCCGCGAAAGCGTGGCTTAAATCGTATACCAAAGACGGTCTTATCCCGATGATGGACGCTTACACCGCGTATAAGAAACTCGCGGCGGCAGGGTATTCCGACGAGCAGACACAGTCCATACTGACCAACCTGAAAGACTCGGCGGCATTTAACCGTCAGGGCAGTATGACGATGGGCGAAGCCATCAAGAGCGCAGCCGAAGGTATCAAAAACGAAAACAGCATTCTTGTCGACAACGCCGGCGTTACAAAAAACCTGTCCGTTATATGGGACGAATACGCGGCATCGATAGGCAAGACTGCAGCAACGCTGACCGACGCAGAAAAGCGCATAGCCACGACACAAGGCATCATGCGGGAGACGGCATTCCAGACCGGGGATGCTGCGAAATATTCGAACACCCTCGCAGGAGCGCAGGCTGCTTTGAAAGCTCAGACAAAAATGTTGTCAAGTGCGCTCGGGTCGATGTTTGCGCCGGCTTTGCAGCAGTGTATCCCGCATGTTACGGCGTTGCTTGAAAGATTGACCGCGCTCGCCGAAAAAGCCGGGCAAGTCATGGCTATATTGTTTGGCACGTCAAGTGCAACAAGCCGGACATCGTCAAATACCTCCAAGCTCGCAAACAGTACACAGCAAGTGTCCACAAAACTCGGCAGTGCGGCGAAAAAGGCGAAGGATTATAAAAACGCCTTGCTCGGCATCGATGAAATCAATCGTCTCGGAACGCCGGACACCGGATCTGATAGCGGCAACGGCGGCGGAAGCAGCACAACGGTATCGAGCGGAGGAAACAATTTTAAGAGCCCATTTTCCAACGCTGACAGCGTTATTGACCCGAAGCTTGCAGAGCGCGCAGAGGAGCTGAAGCAAAAATTCAAGAAGGTCAGAGAAGAGCTTGAAAAATGGGAACCGGCGTTTATCGGAGCCGGTACTGCAATAGGTTCGTTCCTACTTATTTTTGAAGGTGCCAAGCTTTTCAAAAAGATAAAAGACCTCGGGGGAATTGTTTCCGCTTTTAAGTCTTTAAAGTTTGTAAGCAAGCTGTCTACAATAGGCGCGAGCATCAAAGGCGTTTTTACTGCATTAGGTACTGCGCTTGGCGCAAGTGCCGGAGCTGCGACTGCCGTAGGTGTTGCTGTGGTTGCTGCGGTAGCCGTGGCAATTGCGGCGGTGGTTTTACTGATAGTCTATTGGGACGAAGTGAAAGCAGCTGCTAAAAAGGCGTATGACTGGATAAAAGAAAAATGGTCGTCTTTGGGTGAATGGTTTAAAAGTAATGTTTCCGAACCGATAAAAGAAACGTTTTCAAAAACATGGGATAAAATCAAAGACGTCTTTTCTCCCGCTACTGAATGGTTTGGAACTTTGTTCGGTAGCGTAAAACAGACGTTCGACGATGTTTTCTACGATATCGGCGTTATAGCAAAGGGTTGTTGGGAAATTGTAAAAGCGGCTTGGGACATAGCGGGATCATGGTTTAAAGAAACCGTAATTGGCCCGGTTTCCAACTTCTTCGGCGGAATGTGGGAAAGCTTGAAATCAAAGGCGAAGGACGCCTGGGAGGGTGTTAAAACGGCTTTTTCACCTGTTGTAACTTGGTTTAAGGATAAGTTTACACAAGCGTGGACAGCAGTCAAAAATGTTTTCAGCGTAGGCGGAAAAATTTTTGACGGCATTAAAGAGGGCATAACTGCAGCATTTAAAACTGTTGTTAATGCAATAATCGGAGGTATAAACAAAGTTGTTGCAATACCGTTTAATGCCATAAACAAGTCGATCGATAAGCTGAGAAATGCAAATATACTCGGCTTGTCGCCATTTGCTGATCTGCGCGATATATCGATACCTCAAATTCCAAAGCTTGCAACAGGCGCGGTAATTCCGCCGAACAGAGAGTTTATTGCGATGCTCGGCGACCAGAAAAACGGCACGAATATCGAAACGCCGGAGAGTTTGCTGCGAAAGGTCGTCAAAGAAGAAAGCCGCGGCAGTGATGGCGGCGACTGGCATATACAGGTCGTACTTCCTGACGGTACGATAAAAGGAGAAGCTATAGTAACCGCTGTTCAGAGATATAATCAAAAGAGCGGAAGGATAGTTATTCCATGCGACATATAAAAAGCAGCCCCATCTGAAAGGGGCTGCTTTCAATATGAAACAAAGGAACCGTAGAGAACTTTATCTTCAATTTCCGCATATGTAAGACTTGTTCCTTGTGAAGCGTAAGACATCTGAATTACAAAATCGCTGCGTAACTGTGCGCCGTAGGAGTTTTGTGAGTCAACCCATGCGCTGACCGTAACGGTGTCTTTATAGCGCGATACAATCCATGTGCTTGTATCCGTGAGGTCGGGGAACGACGCAGCTGATGGGGTCTTGAGGTATTGCTTAACATGTTGTTCTGCCATGCCCTTGTAATAATTTGACTCGTAGGAGCTGAGATAGTAATCTTCAATGTTTGCGAGGGCTCCGCCTTTTTTGGAGTTAAACAGTTCGACTCCGCCGCTCGAAATGTAACTCGTCGTTCCATTGGAAACGACAAGCGTTCCGGATATCTTATCGTTCGAAAACTTAAAGCTCTTATCTGTCGAGTTTGATGATAATGATTCAAAGTAAATCGGAGTGGAAATTCCCACTTTTTTAAAGTCGTTTATAACTTTTTGAGCCTGTTCATCCGAGAGGTCAGCGTAGAGCTTAAGTGCTTGGACTGAGACATCGCCAATATTCTGTGACGTAGCGGCTTCTGTCATTGGCGGCTCGCTCGTCTTGTTTTTGTCCTTGCTTTTATCTTTGCTTGCTTTCTTTTCTTCTTTAAGTTGTGATTCGGCGGCAAGCTTTGAATCATATTCAGATCTTTCTTCGGGGGTCATGTTATTGTAGTTGGTTTGTGCTCCACAAAAAATGAACACATTAGATGCAACAAAGCAAATCAAAGCTGCAACGACAAAATTCTTGCGGGGTTTCTTCTTGAAGATCCGCACGACTGCAATTACTAAAAAGGCGATTACACCCGCCAAAGATAAAAAGCCGAGTCCAAAAAGAACATTATCCATATTATTTTTCTCCTTTTTCTTTTTAACACATTGTAAACTTAAATGAAAGTTGAGAACCCCTCATCCCTTTTGGTATAATGGCTTCACCATAAAACACATTT